CTGATGCGCTATCTAAAGTAAGCGAGATGCGAGGCGTACATTATGTGCGTAATGAGACAGGCAAAGATTCATCAGGTGTCATCGCTCAAGAATTACAGAAGATAGCACCCGAACTTGTACTCACCGCAGATGACGAGATGGGTACGTTAAGTGTAAACTACGGCAATATTACTGGTTATCTGATTGAAGCAATTAAAGAACTGAAGGCTGAGATTGAAGAATTGAAAGCGAGATAACACATGGCATTACCATCCGCAGGCAACCCAATATCCCTACAGCAAGTAAACGTAGAACTTGATTTAACCGCTACAGCTACTATTAACATGGGTGGTTCAAATGTGCGTACTTTATTTGATGTTTCCTCTGGTGCTATTGATATGTCTGACGGGTATGGTAAATCTAACAATGTAGCCGTAACTGCTTCTGCAGCATCAAGTGCTAATTTACAAACACTATTCAACAATGCCACTGCGGGCAGTTGGGCAGACTCTATCGCCAAGGTATATACTATTAACTCTGGAACTACTATGGGGATTCTAACTGCCCCAGCTAGTATGGGTGGAACTTTAACTATACAAAACTCTGGTAACATCCAAGGAACAGGTGGTTCTTCACCAGGAGGAGCTGGTGGAACAGCCATGACGATTCAAACTACTGGGATTACAATTAACATGCTTTCAGGCTCCACCCTCTCAGGTGGTGGCGGTGGTGGCGGTAATGGTGGTACTGGTGGTCTGGGTACGCGTTACCAATGTGGTGGTAGTAGTGCAGGAAGTTGTCAGGGTGCAGGCGATTGTAATGGTGAGGACTGGTCTGGCTACTTTACTGTAGCTGGCGGTTCTGGCGGTGCTGGTGGTGTAGGCGCAGGATACGGTCAATCACAAACAAATGGTGCTGCTGGCGGTAGCGGTAGTGGTGGTGGTCAACATACGACGGGACCGTCTGGTGCTGGTGGTGCTGGCGGAAACGGAGGGACCTTTGCTGCGGCTGGAGCTACTGGATCTACTGGCGCAAGCGGTGGCGGAACTTGCAGTACTAGCGGTTCTTCCGGTTCTGGTGGTGGAGCCGGTGCGCGAGCTGTAACTTTCTCAGGTGTATCAGCTTACACAATCATTGGTACAAACTCTGGAACTATTAATGGAGCTTATACTTAATGACCGCTTCAGAACGATATGCTATATGTAAAGAATGTGCTTGGTTTAGAAGTTCTATAAAACAATGCAAAAAATGCATGTGCATTATGAAACTAAAAGTTCACTTAAAATCTGCAAGTTGTCCGTTAGGTAACTGGTAAGAAGGAGATATAAATATGGATTATACAATAACAGAACTAACAGACGGCAACGCAGTCGTAACCTTTGCTGACGATTCTTGGGCTAATGTTCCATTGATGTCAACTGACACGAAGGCAATCTTTGAAGAAAGGGTTCAAGGGTATGCTCCAAAAGCTATTGGATCAAACCCTGCATGGATAGCGGTTGATCAAACTGGCTCAGTAACTCAGGTAGCTTTTTCTGATCCAGAAGGTGCGGCTGACCCAGCCTGGCTGAAAGCCAGAGTAGCCGCATATGGAACATGGGCAAGTCAACTTGAATATATCACTGAGAACGGTTTGGCGGCGTGGCAGGAGGAAGTGGCGGCTATCAAACTGGCTCACCCTATCGTCTAATGCTTAGATTCCCAACTATTGTGGTCGATAAGTTTTTTTCTGATCCCGATGTTGTAAGAGAATACGGCCTTTCGTTAAACTACTTTCCCACTCCAGGAAATTATCCAGGAAAACGATCTAAAAATCTTACTGAAGTAAACAAAAAATTTGCAAACGAGGTGTTACGGAAAATTTTCTCTCTTTATTGGGAGGACACGAGTAAAATAAGGTGCGGTTTCTCCAGCTTATTTTTCCAAAAAATAACACCTTTTTCAGAAAACGAAACAGATTTTAGAAATCTTGGTTGGATTCATCGTGACAGTGTTCGGGAGAGAAACAAATTAGCGGGTGTTCTTTATCTAACGCCTGACGCTAGATTGGAAAGCGGAACAACAGTGTATAAAATAAAGAAAGAGTTAGAGGACTCTCCTTTTGATCATGTCTCTCAAAAAAAAATTAGCGAATCAAAAAACTTTCTTTTCACAGAAAAAGACGAGTCCTTTACAAAAGACGGTCTTGAAACAATTAAAACAAACATGAAAGAATGGAACAGTTGCTTTGAAGCCGTAACTCAGGTTAGTAATGTGTATAATAGATCAATAGCTTTTGATGGAAACGAGTGGCACGCAGCAAACAATTACTATACTGGAGAGCAAGAAAGATTAACAATAGTTTACTTTATTGATAATGTAAAAGGTGCTACTCTGCCTAAAGACCGCGTTGTAAAGGATAATTTGACGGAGATAATCAATGCCACTAACAACATTACGATATAAGCCTGGTGTCAATCGAGATGTAACTTCTTATACAAATGAGGGTGGCTGGGTTGACAGCGATAAGGTGCGCTTTAGACTAGGTTTTCCTGAGAAGATAGGGGGTTGGGTAAAGAATACTCTCAACACTTATCTAGGGTCTGCTAGAAGCTTGTTCCCTTGGACGGCATTAGATAGCACTAAATTCTTAGGCGTTGGAACCAACATAAAATACTATGTGGTGGAAGGAGATGCTTTTAATGACATTACTCCAATCAGGAGTACCACTACTGGAACAGCAACCTTTTCCGTGGGAGATGGCTTTACTGTAGCTACCGTAACAGACAGCTCACATGGAGTTAACCCTGGAGATTTTGTTACCTTTAGTAACGCCGCCTCTCTAGGAGGCAATGTTACGGCTGCGGTACTTAATCAAGAGTTTGAAGTACAAACTGTTCCAACTACCAGCACCTATACTATAAATATATCAGCTACGGGCAACTCCAGTGACTCAGGCAATGGCGGCGGAAGCACCGTTGCCGCATATCAAATAGATTGTGGGTTAGATACTCAAGTTGGTGGCTCTGGTTGGGGATCTAGCACCTGGGGTCGTAGTACTTGGGGATCGTCTTTCGGCCTAGGAGTTGCTACTGAGTTAGCTCTTTGGAACCAAGACAATTTTGGAGAAGATCTGTTGATTAATCTAAGAGACGGAGCGATATACTATTGGGACAGAAGTGGTGGAGTAGCTGCTAGAGCAGTAAACTTGGTTGATGTAGGTGGAGCTAATAATGCTCCTACCATTGCAAAACAAGTAATGGTTTCGGACAACTCAAGGCATGTAATAGCGTTTGGCACCAATACTATTGGAACTGCGGTCCAAGATCCTTTGCTCATACGGTTTTCTAGCTCAGAGTCTTTAACAGACTGGTCTCCAATACCAACTAATTCGGCGGGGGATTTAAGAATAGGTAGCGGATCAACTTTTGTTACAGCGATAGAAACTAAACGAGAGATCGTAATCTTTACAGACAGTACGTTGCATTCCATGCAATACTTGGGTGCACCGTTCTCATTTGGTATTCAACCTTTGTCTACAGGCATAACAATCATGGGACCTAACGCCGCCGTTGCAGTTGAGGACGCTGTGTTCTGGATGGGGCAGGATTCTTTTTATCTATATGAAGGTGGAACGAAACAGCTCCCTTGTATGGTAAAAGAAAAAGTATTTTTTGATTTTGACTATGATCAAAAGGATAAAGTCTACGCTGCTCATAACGCAGAGTTCTCAGAAGTAACTTGGTTTTATTGTTCCGACAGCAACTCTGTCGCTAATGGTGGTACTGGTCAGAATGATCTTTACGTTACCTATAACTATTCGGAAACGGTTTGGTATTATGGTACCCTAGCTAGATCCTCCTTCATAGACAGAGGTATTTTTCAATACCCTATCGGGGCGCAAGATGGGTATCTATACAACCATGAAGTTGGATATGATGCTGATGGTTCTGCAATGACTTCTTCCATTGAGGCTAGTCCCATAGATGTGGGAGAGGGGGATCGGTTTGTTTTTATCAATAGAATCATTCCTGATATAACTTTTCAAGGATCTACTGGAGGCACTCCGAGTGTAGATATGACACTAAGTATGCAAGACTACCCTGGTAGTCCCTATGGACAGGCAGAGTCAGAGGCTGTCACTTCGTCAGCTATCTCCACGACCACTGTGCCTTTTGAACAATTTACAACCAAAACCGACATCCGATTAAGGGGTAGAGCTTTTGCTTTTAAGGTGGACTCCACCGCACTAGGAGTTAGGTGGAGACTAGGAACTCCACGGATCCAACTGCGCCAAGACGGTAGAAGATAATGGCAACAAATGTAACTCCTTTTCCACGGCTTCCCACACCAGCCGGGCAAATAGACGTAAGATACATGACGGATTTGATTCGGACATTAGAGTATTTTCTAGCTCAAATGCAGAACCCAGGTGGTCTAAGAGCAACAGACCTAACTCTTACAAATCTTCAGTCTAATAATGACGTTGGTTTAGAGACTGGAGCGTTGTACGAGGTGAATGGATTTGTTAAAATAACTCTAGCAAATGTCTCTGCGTGTGCAGGATCGG